GGTGCGCTTGCCCACCTTGCCGCCGTTCATGTTTCCCTCTGTGACCACAAAGGTGCCGCCGCCCACCTGGGTGACAATGCCGATGTGATCCGGGGCGCCGGTGTTGTCGGTGGTGGCGTAGTTGGCCCCGTCCTGCCAGTCATACACGCAGGCGTCGCCCACCTTGGGGGTGTATGCGTCGTTCTCCGTCCAGATCCCTTTTTTCTTGGCGATCTCGACGTACTTTCCCACGCCGCACTCCGTCCCGGTGTACTCCGCGATCCCTGCCTTGATGTACGCCGCGGAGGCCGTGGTGGCACAATGGGCGTCACCCACCTGTACGCGGTAACCTCTTGCCAGCGGCTTGTGGTTGTTGTAGATGTTCAGGATCTCCAGGTGCTTGGCGCTGCCTCTGGTTGCTCCGTCCCATGCGTTGATAATGTCCGCCACCTTTCGGCGCAGTTCGTTTCCAGTCATGTTTGTTTATACCTCCTCACAGGCCCGCGTCCGGTGGTTCGCCGGTGCCCGCGGGCGGTTCCTCCGGGGGCGGCTGGGTGCCGCTCCCGCTCGTTCCGACGGCCTCCGCCGCCTTGTCCTTGTTGGTCTTGATCCAGCCCATGACGCCGTTTTCCAGGCCGCACACGCCGAACACGCAGCCGGTCAGGGTTGCAGGCTCTGATCCGGTGTGCCAGAAAACCACCAGATCGGCCACCGTGTACGCCACCAGGAAAACCGCTTCCAGAACCAGGATCCTGTCCATGGTGCCCATTTTCTTTTTAGGCGGCTTCCGTTCCTGCCGCAGCGTCCGCAGACGCTTCCGCAGGTGCTTATACGCCAGCCGGGCCACGAAATAACCCAGGAGGGCACCGGCAGCCCACGCCGCCGCGGCCACAATAAAGATTTTCACGGCTTCCTCCCATTACAAAAAATCGTCCGTTTCCACGCACTTGCGGTAAACGTCCAGGATCCGCTCCGTGGTCACTTTGGTTTTGTTGTTCTTGAAATCCTTGTGATCCTTGCAATAGATTTCGTAGGCGTCAATATCGGCCAGGATCTGCTCAAAATGTTCCTGACTGTGCCGGGTGCCGTGTTTTACTTCGTCCCCGAACCGCAGGATCCGGTAACGGCAGTTTACGGCCTCCTGCTCTCCGTCCGCTTTCCTCATGGCCTGCACCTCGGTTTCCAGCCTGTCCACCTTGGCGATCACTTCGCTGTTGATCTTCCGCCCCAGCCAGGCCAGAAACTTGGAAACCGGGTTGATCTTCACCGGTGTAATTTCGATAAACACGGACACCAGCGCCACCACGGTGACGCCGCCAGTCAGCGCCTGGCCCATGCTTACGGTGGACAGCGTTTCAATTAGTTTTTGCACGGATCCACCTCCCCCATGGCGGTATCGTAGTCCCGCCGAACCGTCGCCATTTCCTCCTCATACCGGAGGGCGTCGCGCTGTCCCAGCTGCACCGCCATGGCCTTGGTGATTTCATTCTGGCGGTCAATGATCTGGCAGAGGTCCGCCACCAGTTTCATATAATCCATGGCAGCGTCACCTCCTCGCACCGATCAGCCCGGCGACGTGTTCCAGGTCTGCCATGTCCGCCTCAAAAAAGGCGTGTCCCCACAGCCAATAATCCGCATGATCCGGGTGGCGTAATTTCTGCGCCTCCGGGTCGCTCCACAGGAGATCCCAGCGCATTTGATGGCCGGCGTCTTTCCGCTCCAGCTTGGCCGTGATGGCGCCGATCAGGGCGCCGCGGGCTTTCCCGTTTCCGTCGTCATTTCGTGCAAAATAGCGGTGTGCGCTCTCGCTGGTGACCGCGCACAATGGGCGGCCATTATGTACCAGAAACCCGTCCACAGCGTCCACAGGCGTACCATACCGGAGGTTTACGGGGCCGTTGATACTCACAAACCGCGCTCTTTTTCTTACGATGTAGGCAGCGCCCACGGCTTACACCTCCGTCCACCCGTACACGCCAGGCTCCCACACGTTGCTGTCCACGGTGCTGGTCCAATGCTTGCCATTGTGCGACACCTTGGCGTCCTTGCTGTATGCGTCATGTGCGCCAACCGGCTGGGACCATTCCGGCCATTCCTCCGCCGGATCGGAAACCGGCGTCCACAGGCTTGCAGCCGTGTCCGGCGTCCAGTCCGCTTGTGACGTATGGGCCTGAACGCATTTATACAGCTTCCCGTCCGTATATCTGCGGATCTGGCCCACGGTATAGGCCACCGGCACCGCCCACGGCGCGAAAAGGTCCGCGTGTTCCGCCGCCGTTGTGGCGTCCACGCTTCCGGCCTCCGCCATTGTGACGAACACGATCCCCGTAGCGTCTGCCGCCTTGGCGATCTCCACTCCCGCGTCCGTTTCTTCCAGCATGACCGTGATTTCTGCCCCCGCCATGTCAGGGCGTCCCAGGAGGTGGTAAACGGTGCCGTTGTGCGCGATCCCCGTGGCCTCCGCCTCCGGGCACAGCACGAAACAGCCGTTTTCCGCCTGCTTGATGTAGTTGGGGGCCTCGGTCATGGCCACGGTCGCCCCGTCTTTTGTGATCTTGAACATGGTTTACACCTCCGTTTTGAAAATCGCATAAAATAGCCGCCGCAGTTTCAGCACCCTGCCGTGATCGTTGAAGTTTTCATAATAGGAAATCGGTGTTTGCAGCCATTGGGCCACCTGCTCCACCGTCATTTCACCGCTGGCCACACGCGCCTGGAAAAGCCGCAGTTTCCGCCGTGCCCGCTTCATGCCGTCCCGGCAGCCGTGGATCTTCACGGCGCCGGTGTCCGTCACCTGAAACTTTGCTTTGCAGAACCGGAACGGTCTGGAGAACGGAACCACTTTTGACTTTCCGGCGTTGACCTGCAGGCCCATGGCCTCCGCGTGGCCGATCACGTCCGCCGCGGTCACCTCCGCCGCCTGCTTCGACGGCAGAATGGTGTAATAGTCGTCCATGTAATGGGCAGCGCCATGGATCGAAAGCTGGGCTTTGATCCGGTTGTCCAGGGAGGACGGCAGCGCCACCATTTCCTGCTGGCTTGGCTCCACGCCCAGCGGCATACCCACGCCGCCCGGCACAGCTGCCACCACCAGATCGGCCAACTGCCGCAGGTCCGGGTTTAGGATCATGCCCCGGTGCCGCTCATACAGCAGCGCGTGGGGCGCGTCCGGGAAAAAGTGGTGAAAATCCATCAGGAACAGGGCACCCTCCAGGCCATGCTTGCGGTAATGGTCCCGCAGGTGCTTGGCCAGGCGTCTGTAATGGAAATGCAGGCCGCCGCCTTTCTGGCTGGCTTTGTTGTCGTAGATCATACTGGGCACATACAGCGGCACCAGCACCTTTTTGGTCAGAACCTTATAAACCTGCCGATCCTCAATGTGCGGCGCGTCTATTGGTCGAACCTTGCCCCGTTCTTTCAGGGTGAAATGGGCGGTTTTGCCTGGCTTCCATGTTCCATTCAGGATCTTGCGCCGGCGCTTGGCGGTGCCGGAAAACAGGTGCATTTCAAACCGCTGTGTGCTGGCTTTCCACCTCACGCCGTTGCAGCATTTCCGGCCATAGAAAAACATGGCGCGGTAACTGAAAACTTCCTCAATCGGCCCCAGGGCGTCGCTGCGGGCCTTTCGCTTTGCCTGCCGCCTTGTCTGGCGGCGTCTGTAACGCGCCTCGCGGCGCTGTTCGCTTGTCATAGAAAAGTATTCGCCCTCCGTACAGTTGTGGTGTTGGTGTGCGTCTAAACTGCTTCGATCCAGCGCATGAAACGGGGTTAGCACAATACCCCCGCCATGCAAGCAGCGTCCGCGCGGGATCATCAGCGGGCAGTTTCAGGCTTTCGCCAGGGAAGTATCTTTCCTTTTACATGGGTCCGGTTCACGTTCGTTACTGCATTTGACCCAGTTATGCAAAATCAGGGGGCCAGCGCCCAGGAATTGTTGGCGTTGTTATTGTTGGCGCTGCCGTCGGTGTTGACAAGGCAGAAATTGTTGTTGTTGCCCGAATTGACGGAACGGCACCACGCATTGGCCGCCGTCAGAGGGAAAAGCCGCCCTGCCTCCCGGCGCGTTTTCAAAGATACACCCATAAAAATGACTTATTTCCGCTTCCTGTCGCTCTCCAGGATATTCCGCAGCAGGGTGTCCTCCCGGTCTATCAGTTCGCCCAGGCTCTGCGCCATGCGGTCCAGCTTGTCCATGGCCTCCTTGGGTGGGACCGTCTTTCCGCTGGGCGCCGTAAAGCACCCTTGCGGGTTCTGGTACATAACCAGATAGGCATGGGTCAGGCGCACGTCCAGCGCAGAGAGGGAGGCCAGCGCCTCCAGCAAATGCGCCTTGCGCTGGGCTTTGCGCTGTTCGTCCGACGGGTATATTTTGTTGGCCTTTTCGGTGTGGTCCATGACCTCACCGGCCAGCTGCGCGGTGCCCTCTGCAATCAGCCGGGAATAACGGGCGGAAAGCCGCGTCAAAAAGCCCACCGTTTCCACATAAATCTGGTTTGCGGTGTTCACATACTCCGCTTTGCTCACGGTCCGCTTTTCTTTCAGAACTGACATTCTTTCACCTCACGGGTTTTCTTTCTCTGTCCGGGTTTCCCGCCCACTTCCGTGGGCGGGATTTTGCCGGATATGCTGCGGCGATTAGACAAAAAAGCAGGGGGCCAGCGCCCAGGAACTGTTGGCGCCGTTACTGCCGGCGCTGCCGCCGGCGGTGACAAGGCAGAAATAGCTGGTGTAGCCCGAATAGACGGAACGGCACCACGCATAGGCCGCCGTGCCGGTGGCGTTGTGCCTATAATGTACCTTGCTGTTTCCAGCCTTGTAATAGTCATACTGGGCCTGGTAATTCTTCTCCGCGCTGTTGGCGTAGGTTCTGGCCCCGTGGTATTCAAACTCCGAAAGCAGCGGCAGCAGATCCGTGGTGCTGGTGACATAGCTGGCGGTGTCACTTCCGCCGCCGGTGTTGTCGCTGTACTTGGTGGCCGGCTTCATAACAGCCCGGAGATCCGCCGGCAGGGCTGCCAGCAGGGTGTTGGCCGTTGGGCTGGTTGCGCTGGCG